GCGGTGTAAAATTACTCGTATATCTAGCACTATTAGATATTCTAGGAAACGCAAAAAAATATTCTTGTGTAACAGTTGAGCCTAGTCGCATTTTTTGACCGCTATAACCTAAAGCAGAACTGTTTGAACCAGTGGTGCTATCTGCAACGCCATTAACATAAAGCTTAATAGTGCTTGAACTTCTTACTAATGCTATATGTTTCCACTCACCTTGTTTAAAAATACTGCTTGTATTATTAAACGTAACAGTAGGAGAACCACTATTAGCATAAAAAGTTACGTTGTCATGAGGGTTGACATTAAGTGCAAAATAATTACCTCCAGTGCCTATAAAAATAGAAGTATCACTGGTATTGAGTGAGTATAACCAACCCTCTAGTGTAAAGTCTCCATAAAAATAAAAATTATCTGTTTGTTGCGGTTGAATTTCTAAATATTGACTAGATGCAGGATTATAAAAACTACCGCCCACTACGTCTTTAGTGTACGACCTAGATGGCGCAAAAGGCGAAAATGGCATTACCTTGGCAGGAGATCCAGAATCTGTTGTAAGTGCCATATTGTTTGTACTATTATCAACAAAGTGATTACTCTGGCAAGTTAATAAAGATGTATTTGTAATAGCAGTTAAAGGTTCTGTTGGCACTGTGATGCTTGCTCCAGAATATAAAGCTGTTCCTTTTAATATTCTAAAATTACTAAGATAACCAAAGAAACCATGATAGCCAGTAGTGCCTCCTCTGTCTTGCCCACCTAACATCATGCTTGCTGCTGCTATGCTATATGTATTGGTTGCTTGAGTCTGCCTTGTTCCGTTTAAATAGTAACTTAAATTATTTGAACCCGAACCCTCTCTAACAAGAGCTATATGATTCCATTGATTTAGTGGGGGTGTGGTAGATGAAAAAACACTACCACCGTTAATATAAAGAACAATATTTGAACCATTATTTGAAAATTGAAATCTATCTAATGTATCAATGGTGAAATACAAATTTACAGTAGCACCTGTTGTAGCTATTTTTGGTTCAAAAGCCCAAAACTCAAGAGTAAAATCTCCAGATAAATCTAACCCACTACCTGAATCTGCAATTTCAATTGGGTGATTTCCATTAAGGTAATTACTCCAATATGTATCTGCTAAACTAAATGGGCTAAATGTACCTAAAGCTACATTAGAAGTAGGTACTACCCTAGAATTATATTTACCGTCGTCTAAAAACCCTTCATTATGAACTGATCCTGCGTATTGACAGGTAAGAACTTTAGTATTCGCCGTATCACCCACAGTACTTGTTGGAGGAGTGAAATTGTCTGTTCTTAAAATAGTATTATATATAGCTAAGTCTGCTATATAAAACATGTCAGCTACATATGTATCTCCACCTCCTATTTCTGCATTAATCCATAACGCAGTATGACTACCCGTATTTAAACCTGTGTTGCCTGTATGTTTTAATACTCCATTAACATAGTATTTAAGGTCGTCAGTGCTACCGTTATATGAAAGAGATATATGATTCCATTGATTTAATTCTAAAACAACACCAGTATCAAAGTCATTACTGTAACCAACAAACCTTAATTCAGGTTTACCACTATTAGCTTTAACAGCGAGTGAAAATGTTTTAGATGTTGCTGCTTGACCATAAGCTACTATGTATTCTGTATCACTCCTAAATGTTTGACCACTAGGAAAAAATAACCAACACTCTATAGTTCTATTATCGTTACCTGTGGGTAAATTACTAACTTTAACCTCTAAATCAGCACTGGTTGCTCCAATAAATCCAGAACCTACATTCGCAGTTTTACTTTGCGTAAATGGTGAGTTAGTAGACACACTTGGTGTTCCACTAACAGAAATAGTATGACCTGAATTTGAGTTATCAAGGAAGTAATTAGATTGACAAGTAAGTAGTTTAACTTCTGATGCAGTGGCACTTTGAGATGTTGTTGTGAATGGTGAAGTTGATGGTGTAAAACTTCCAGTTCCATAAATAGCAGTGCCTTTTACAATTCTTAGATTACTAATGTAACCACCAAATTGTGCAGAGCTTGCGCCCGTTACTGAACCAATAGTGCATTGCGTGCTTGAATTACTTAAATCAGTTGAGTAAGAAACAGTGGTTCCTGTTGCTGTACCATCAATGTGAGCATACAAAGTTCCTGAAACTCTTTGTAGCACGACATGATGCCAAGTATCTATTGAAAGTGTTCCTCCTAACGACTTATTACCATTATCATAAATTTTTAAAGCAGTCCCTGTTATAGTAAATCCAAAAGCATCAGAATAATTAGTATTACTGGGTCTAAAGTCAACCATAGATTTATCCCCAGCCGCTGTTGTAAAATTAACGAATAACTCTACTGTAAAGTCTCCAGTTCCAAATTGAAAATCTGAACTAGCAGACATAGATAGTCTGTCGCCACTTGAAGAAAAAGAATTACTCCAATACCCATTAGCATAATAATATGGACTAAAATCATTACCATAAGCATCGCCATTAACAACAATTTGATTATTAGCTGATGAGTTATCTTGAAATGCTTTATAGCTAGGATCTCCTAAGTTTGGAGTATTTCCTTCGCCCTCAGAACCATCGGCGTGAATAAGTAATATGTTACTATTAAAATTAGGATCTACTTCTTCCTCTGCAACGCCTAAACCAAAACCAAGAGGTCTTACTCCTATACCGCCTTTTAGACTTTTAACTGGCATTAGTAATCAACCTTTCCAAACTGTGTTTGAGATGCTAAACAAGTATAATTAGCCGTTCCCGTAGTTCTAGTAATATTTATTAAGTAACTATCTATACCACTAACATTACCTTGTGATGGCGCAGAACCGCCTTGCCAAAACACTGGGTTAGCTGTAGCGCCGTCTATTTGTATTGCTTCTAAATAATACGCAGTTGCACCCATTTTTGACTCAAATGCAAGCGATACTGATTCGCCAGTAGGCATAATGGAAGCGAATGTTGCTCCTGCACTACCTCTAAAATTTAACTCAAAGTCTGCCGCCGCATCATTTGTTCTTAATTCAGCATTTTGTTCTAATACACTAAAGTTAATTACGCCCGTAGCAGAGGTTGTAGAAACATTTATTTTTTCTCTAAGACTAGCGTTAAAAATTTTATTAGTAATAGTCGCACTGGCACTTTCAGAAACTAATGTTGAGTTACCGCCTTTTGGTAATAAATTAGTATTAGTTATATTAAGAGAGTGTGGTTGCGCTTTTAAAGTTTGTCCGTGACTATTAGCATGACAGTTTAGTTTTATCTGCCCTTCTGTATCTGAACCATTACCTTTAATCTCTACAATCTGTGTAGCAGGATCTACCGTTAAATTACCTGAAGCGTTTTTTAAGTCGCCTTCAACATTAAACGTGCCACCCACAGAACCGTTGCCTGATACATCTAACGTACCGTTAGCGGATAGATTAGTAACATCTGTATCACCTGTAACAGTTAACTGTGTTATTTCTGCGGTATTTAAACTTGTAATCGCATCTACTACACCAGACCCTGTGCTATACACTATCGCTGATCTACCATTAGGGACGGTGACTTGTGATCCTGAAGAGTTTTTTATTCCTACATCAGTGGCTAAAGTATTATTAATTATGTAGTTTTTTTCTATATCTGGAACAGTAAGAGTTATTCCTGCAGATCCTGTACCAGTTAGATTGAGGCGTAAATGCCTAGCCACTTGAGTGGCATTACTGTCTGTCAAAGAAAGTGTAAGGCTGGCCTGAGAAAAAGCGACATCTGCGGATTCACAAATAGCTTCTTCTATGGCAGTGCCTAAGTTTGTATTTGTAATTGTACCCCAAGTTCCAGAGTTATCTCCGGTTCCCATGAGTTGTATTTTTAAATTTGAATATGATGAAGCCATTTTATTCTCCTATGCTGCTTCTTTAATTTCTCCCCAATCGGGTGTTTGTGTTGTGTCTATTTGCCCCCATACTAAATTATTACCTAAACTCATAGCAGAGGATACTCCAGTTACATTTGTAGTAGCGTTAGCTTCTGCTGATACACTACCTAAACTACTCGTTGCAGATAGCCCGGTTGCATCGACTAAATTATTTAAAGCTACAGATATTGAACCTAAACCAACTGTTGCGCTAAAACCAGTAACGCTTAGATTATTATTACTGACTACTTCTTCTTCACCTACAAACTTTAATCCTATGACACCGGATAGACCACTTACATTTGCATCTGCGTTAACAAACGTAGACCCTACAGCTCCTGTCATGCTAATGTCAGGTTCAGTTATTGATGCGTTCCAACCACCGTCACCCCAAGCCGCTCTACCCCACCCGTTTGCAACGGCTTCTCTTGTTACATTAACATTTACATCAGCCATTTTAAGCTATTCTAATTATAGCTGCAGCACTCGTATTCGCTGGAAATATTACACTAAAATCACCTGAAGTGGATGTTTTTGTACCTCCAAAATCTAACACACATACGGCAGGGTTAGTTAAAGAAGCTCCAGCGTTTGAATTTGTAGATGGCGAACTATTATAAATTAAACACCCCGCCGCATTTATAGTGACGTTAGTAAATGTTAAATCAGAGAAATCTACAAACCCCGTAGAATCTCCTATAGTAACACCTAAATTTACAAGAGCAGAACCACCTGAAGTAGTTCCAGTGGATTCACTGCTTGTTGTAAAAGATGTAGTGCCAGCACTTAAAGTAGCCGCTGCAGAATATAACGCTAGTTTAAAAACGTCTGATGTAGCAGATGCGTCAGGTCTAAAATCATGAACACCCAATAATACTTCTGCTTTAAAAGATGTACACATTGCTTGTGTAATAGCCATTTTTTACTCCTCTAGTAATTTAATTAGTTCAGGATATCCCATCTCTCTAAACCTATGAGCTAAGGTTGTGTTATGGCTCCTGACCATTTCTTTCATATATTGCACTAAAACTTTTCGTATATCTTTTTTAAAAGCTTCAGCTTGCGCTCTAACTGCAGGGTGTGAATCACTACCGACAGCTATTATCTTATCTAATGCTCTTTCAGCAACTTCCTCAGTATTAAAACCTCTACGAGAAGTTGTCATAACTTTTACTCCACCACCTAACAATACTGATGTGCTATTACCAATCATTGTACCCCCAACCTTATTTGTTTAGTTCTATACATATCTTGACGATTCTTACCTTCACTAAGCATTTTAAGCCCAGCTAAAGATTCATTATACCTTTGCACATAACTTTGGTAACTGTCTGCCTCACCTTTCATAAATATGTGAGCTTCTATCAACGCTCCATACAACAATACAGAATCGTAGTTATCACCTAACCAAGAAGTATTTGCAGTAACAATAGACTCTGGATAATAAAAATAATGAAGCTCTGATGTGTAATTTTGATCTGGGGTTGGGCCTAAAATATATGAATTGTTATCAAACAAAGCATAATGTGTAGGCTGTCCAGTAGATGTTGGGTTAGGGAAAGCCTCACGAATAAAGTTAACATCTTTATTTAATAGATAACTATAATTACCAGAAGAATCAATAACCGCTAAAGAAAAGTTAGCGAGCCAATCAGTTGGCACTGTGAGGTATTGATTTCCTGAAGTCATACTGCCCGTGACGTTTCTTCTAAGGTCTAATATTTGAACTGAATTATGTATTTTTTGTTCAGCTTGTTTTATGAACGTATTAATTTGCTCTGTGCTTGTTAAGGTAATAGTATTTCCACCACTATCTGTGAAAGACGTGTCAGGAAAATCATTTTCACAATAACCCTTTATAGTTTCAAAAAGTTCACTATAATTCATTAGCCAAATCTCTTAGAGGAATTAGTCCCTTTTATAGCAGCGCCCGTTCCTCTAGTTTTAACCGTTTGAGTGTTTGGAATATTATTTGGATAACCACCTACCTTTGGTACAGGCATATCCATAGGCTGTTTAAATTTTCCAGTATCGTTCATAATTTCTCCTAATTAAATTTAATATCCACCTCCACCACTATCACCACTATCACCGCTCTCACTACTTTCACTACTTTCACTACTTTCACTACTTTCACTACTTTCACTACTTTCACTACTTTCACTACTTTCACTACTAGATTCAGTGCTAGAAACTGCATCGCCTCCTATGGTCACAGTTCCTATGTCTCCAGATACTAATAAATTATTTATTAGATCTAAATTAAAAGGATTACTAAAACCTACAGGATCAAATCCGTATTGATAACTCCTAGAGTCTGATTCTGCAAATCGTGTTAAATCTGGTCGTGGGTTTCTCAGAGCTTGAGGGTCGTTTACAGGAAACATACCAAGCTGTAATTGTGGTTGGTCCTGCTCAAAGCAATCTGGACATACCAGAATGTTAACATTTTTTGTCTTAATTGTAAGCTGTTTTAATTCTTTTAATTTATACCTAAATCCGCATCTATCGCACTCTGCGATAGCTCGTTTGCCTCTTGAATAATTAGATCCCATGTCAATATAAAAACTCTCTTGGCGCTAACCTTAAAGGAGCTTTTTCTCTATCTTCACTAGAAGCTATCATCCATTGCTCTTCATAATCTTGTTTTAACATTTGTATTCTGTCAGTTGCTTCTGGTATTTTTAGAGAAAGATAATATGCTAGTCCTGATACCAAACAAGGTAACATTCTAAATGGTATGTCAGGTGTGTTCACCCCATTTCCTGCATCTTGTATTCTTCTCATTCTAAAATACACAAGAGTATAAAAATTACTTTTATCTGGAGTAGGCCATATTTTTATTTGCGGAGTTTGTACAACACCAGAAGAGTTAGTAGCTCCAGACTTTCTATCAATAAATACTTGTATTGGTCGACCTGTCGCATTTTTATTAGGTATGGTTGCATATGTACTAACAGATATACGACTAATCGTTAAATCTTGTTGGTTTGAGCCTGAACCTGTTCTAACCTGATGCTCTAATAAATCAATCGTATCTACAGGTAAATCATATGTAATAGTGCCTTGAGTTAAAGGTATCGTGCCTTCTTCTATCGTCCATAGGTTTATACCTCTATTAGCCCAATCAATTGTCAATAAATTTAAAGAACGTCTAGCTGTTTTAAGATCATATCCGGTACGCATTTCCGTGCCGCAACGAGAAAATGCCTCTTCAGCTAAATCATTAAGGTTTAAATTAAAACTAGTTGTATCTGTAGTAGCCATTATTTCTTTGCTTTCACACTATTTATATATTTTCTATAAACACCAGCAGCATCTTTTTTTCCCATGACTCTGGCTCTTTGTTCCATAGCAATAGCAGCTTGTATCTTGTGTGCCTTCGATCTACCACTATTTTTAATCTTACTTACACTTCTTACTGCATCTTCTCTCGTGGCAAACTTTAATCCTTTTATTGTACCTTTGGGGTTTTCATCTGTATATAAATCAGAATGTTTCTTAGACCTTGCGGGTTGACCTTTTTTTCTTGGTATTCTTGGATTTGAGGATCGTTTTAACATTTGTTGGTTTACCTCCCGGATTACCTGCTGCTCTTTTTCTTTGAACAGCAGATTTACGTTGTGCTGCAGTCATAGACTTAGCTTTTGCTCTTGGTACACATTTAGGATAGGCTCTTTTACTGTCTTTAGCAGACTTTCGTCCACAGGCTTGGTATTTACCTTTTTTCTTAGGCGCACCGATATCAACCCAGTCACCTTTTTTGCCTTTAC